CAGACGCACTATTCATTGGCATTATTGGACTTGCCCATGGTAATTTTTCTGTTTGCACGAATTCTTCATGATATCCAATAATACGAATTCTCACACGGCCCAATTTTTCTGGGTCGTTAACGTCCTCCACAACGCCAGTCCACCACACAAAATTGTCTTTGCCCGCAAAATTTAACATTTAAACTCCATAGTTTATATTATTTATATCATGGATTTTGATGTATAGTTGGTGCAAGTATAGTTACTGTACTACCACCTAATACTTCAAATGTTCCTGATATACTATATTCTATCTTATCCCCAACTTTAATATTGAGATTTCCCTCGACAATATAATTGCAATTACCACCTACATGCATATCATAATCTCCATGCACGACTTCAAAACTACTACCAACTGTTCTTTGTGTAACATCACCATTAGGTTGATACTCTTGTGACGAACCACTTCTATGGTAATTATGAATTCTTTCTGATCCTGCACTATCGTCAATTTCTTTGATGTGTCCAGACCTAGATGATTCAACCATATTTGATGGATATACTATTCCAATATCACTTTTTGGTTCATTACCTAGAGTACTATTCTTTTTTGTTTCGTGTATAGTTTCATCCAATTTATTAGTTGTTGCAAGTCTATTTAAATCAGATTCTTCAACAGTACTACCACCATAAAGAGAACCTTTTTCAGATGGATATATAGTATCTGGATCTTGAAATCCAACAGTTGCATCACTATTAGACTTTTGTGGTTTGCCAGGCACAGTACCCCAAATCAAAGGTTCTTGGGCATATTCACCATCTCTGAAAAATCCTATAACCCATGAACCATTCGTAACACCAGTAGGAGATGTACCAATTCCATTCAAAGATGCACTGGTAACTGGCATAAGTGGACTTGCCCACGGTAACTTGTCTGTAGGTAACAGTCCAGTATCTTCATTATGAATACCAAATATTCTAACCCTTACTCTACCAAGGCCTTCTGGGTCAAAAATATCTTCAACCACACCTTGAAACCATACGAAATCATAAAGATTCATTCATCACCTATTTTGTTGGTTGTGGTTGCGGTAATGGTTTATCTGTGGAATCTCTTACACATTCCATATCTATGTAATACGCTTCTTGTTCAAATCTATGCTTGACTGCAGATACTAACCAATTCCCAGATAAATAATTGTTTACCGCACCATCACCTAGTGGACTAAATACAGGAAAAGTTAAATTTACCGTATCACCAGAACCCAATTCGGTATCTCCAAATACAGTCAAATCCATCTTTAAATTATTAAATAACTGTAATTGCGCCCTACGTTTTAAATTAGTTTCTTTGTTGTTATATGTCAAAAATGGATTTTCTGGTAATACATATAAATTTGCAGGGTTGTATTGTGTACCTTGACCACTGATATCAAATAATGGATTATTTGTTAAATGTGGAACATTTTGATACTCATCCCAAAAACTGTAAGAAATGTCTTTAAAACTTCTTGTAATAAGGTCTACAGTGATTGCTCTACTATTATACATACCTGATAAAATGTTTTGTACCACATCAAATGAAGATTTTAACCTATAATTTTGAATAATTTTATCTTCAAAGTTTGGATCTCCAACGACATTAGGTGGTTGTGCCTTATATTCAATTTTGGGAGATGCTTGAACTAACTCAGATAATGGTGAGAATACATAATTATCTTTACTTTCATAGAAAACATAATTGGCTGCGTCACCTTTATATGCCTTTTCTGTCATCCAATTACAAGTTCTAAATGCAGTAAAATTTGGAATAACAATTTTTTGTTCGTCATCACTAGAAACTGCTGAAACTGGTTTACTTGCACCCATCAAACTCAATACCTGACTGGCAATATCAGATGATGGGCCCTCAAAGTATTGCGATATTTTTGTTTGGAAATTTAAGATATAATCTAATGTTACCAATTCTAATATGAATTTAGTTGACATATTATCTCGTTCAAAACCAACAATCTTATGCACAACCATATGTAAATCTATTTGTTTTCTGCCGCCAGGATGGTCAACAGAAATTATAACTTCTTCTTGACCAATAATCGGCAAAATTGTAACTAAATCTTCTGTTGTTACAATACCCAAACGGGCAGTCATAGATGTGGAGTATATATCTTCATATATTTCTAAAGACGCCATAACTTGTCTCAAGTCCATAACAAACCCATTATGTGACTTTATAGACAATGTAACTAATTCATATTGACCTGCTGCAACAATTCCTGTCATAATTAATCCTTCATCGACTCAGCAAACTTTTCAACAAAATCCACTAATACACTTTTTCTCAATAATCTAATAACTCTATTTTTTTCATTTTTTTCATTTTCCATCACATATGCACTATATGGTAAATATTTTTCTGCTGCAGGGTCTTTTTTTTCTACCATTCTTTCATATGTTTGTTTATTGATAATAGTGTTCCACTGTTTATCGTAATAATGAATGATAGTACTTTCTGCATTTTGAATTGTTTTATACTTACTCTTTATCATTGCATCAAATCTGGCGGTTGAAAGTGGCCATTCATCCCTGTAATTAATAATATCATTCATCATCAATATAACCCAATAATAATTTGAATCGTCATAGTAAAGCTCGGAAATAATCTGTGGGGTCTCACCATCTTTTATTGTATATTCATAGTGACTATCGGGGTTTTGTTTAAATGCATCAACTACAATTGCTTTGTTAAATATGTTTTTTACTTTTTTGGGTTTGCCATTATAAAACATATCATAATGAATATTATTAATTTTTTCGAACATATACGGTGTAGTTGCCATCTTAATATCCCTCGTCTATATTTTTCTTGACTACCTGTTCCAATTCTAAAAATGTTAAATTCATAGAAACGTTAGTTGGTTTGCCATCAAAGAATAATCCAAATGATCCATCTCCCCCATAACTAATTTCACAAGAAGTTAATGCACAGGGTTTAAATTTGTGTAGAGTAGTCAGACTACCATTTGCAGAAGATAATATATATTCTATTTCAAATATATCTGGAATTGTATAAAACCCCACCTTACCTTCTGCAAAATCTGGTAACATGTGTTTTCTAAAAACTTTTGTTATCTTTTCAATTTCTTGACTTTCTTTTTCGTTTTTTGCGACAAATTTATATTGAAATTGAAATTGTCTAAATTCAATACCATTGAATAATTGATAACGAGATGCATTGGATGCAACTCCTTTTTGAAATTGTGCTCTGGCTTCGCCCAAATTATTTAATAACATATTTGAAGCTTCTCTGGTAATTGTTTCTATTCCCATACCAACCAATTCTCCAACAGATGCATCACCTTTTGCCATGATTGCACCAATACCAGAAGTCATTTCATAATTTGCAGTCTGATTCAGAGAAACATTCTCTGGTACATAGAGACTCACATTTGCAATCGCCTTCTGATCTGCAGCCTGAGTTGCCTGTTGAGTATCAGTATGTACAACTTCTTTTTTGGTGACAGCACGATAATTGATAAAACTATGCAATTCCCCGTCCATTTGACCCAAATCTAAGGGATATTTAAATCCTGGCGCTCCAGTAGAGGCATATTTGTTATTAGATTTTTGCTGCATAACTTTTGCAGGCCCATCATTAAAGTTTAGACTTACCATCTTGAGCTCCTAAATAGTATAATTATATTTATAATACATTATTAAGGATTTGAATTTTGCACAAAAGATTCACATATAAAGGTAAGTTCAAACCAATAAATCCCCACAAATACGCTGGTGACGTAAAAAATATTGTATTTCGTTCACTATGGGAACGTAGATTCATGAAATATTGTGACACAAATAGAAATGTTATTGCATGGAACAGTGAAGAAGTAGTAATACCATACAAATCGCCAATCGATGGAAAATATCATAGATATTATCCAGACTTTTTAATAAGAATAAAGTCATCAAATGACACAAAAAAGACGATATTGATAGAAGTCAAACCGAAAAAAGAAACAAGGCCTCCCAAAAAAAGAAAAAAGACTGTTAGATATCTACAAGAAGTAAAAACGTGGGGAGTAAATGAGGCAAAATGGAAAGCTGCAGAAGAATATTGTAAAGACCGTAAGTGGGAATTTAAGATTCTTACAGAAGATCATCTTTTGCCCTGATATTTTAATTATAAATAGTCTAAAACGAGGTTTATATGGCGAATTTTGATGTACTAATCAATCGAATGCTGCGTTCTGGTGTAAAACCAAATACAAATGCAGCAAGAGAATGGTTTAGAAAAAAAATTAGAGAGACTAGAGTGAATAGACAAAAATTGTTGTCTGATTCTAATAGGAGTTCATCAACTCCTACTATTGGTCGCATGTATTGTTATTCTTATAATCCAAAACATGCAAAAACATTACCATATTATGATGAATTTCCTTTAATTTTTGTCGTAGAAAGGTTTAGTGGTGGATTCTTAGGTATTAATTTGCACTATGTACCACCAAGAACAAGAATTATACTTATGGAAGCACTTACTGATATTGCAAATAATAAAAAATATGATGAAACAACTAGACTTATGTTGTCATATAGAGCATTAAAACAACTTTCCAAATTTAATGTTGTAAAACCATGCATCAAAAAGTATTTGTTTAGTCAAGTAAGAAGTAAATTTGTAAAAATAGATGCAAATGAATGGGATCTTGCAATATTTTTACCAGTACAGAAATTTAAAAAGGCTGCACCATCAACTGTATGGTCGCAATCCGCTTTAAAAAGTAGATAAGAGGAATTTAAATGTATAAGCCTGGATTTAGTGTAGAAGATTTTCGTAATGGTATTGCGCGTACTGGATTATCCAGAGCAAATAAATATGTGTTGAAAATATCTCCCCCGCCCAAGTTGGTTGGTAAACTAGAAAGTAGAAATCTAGAAGAAATATTTCTTAGAATTGACACAGTAGAATTGCCCGGCAAATCTCTTGCAACTTCAGAGGTTAAGTACTATGGGCCCCCAAGAAAATCTCCATATGGAATGACATATGAAGATTTAAATTGCACACTTATGTTGTCTGCAAATATACGTGAAAGATATATTTTCAGTCAATGGATGAATGCGATATACGATTATGAAACTGCAAGACTAGAATATTTTGAGAACTATACGACAGACTTAGAATTTATAACTTACAGTGAAGATGGAAACCCGTTAGCTACTACAAAGTTTGAAGAGGCATACCCATTGTCTATTGGTGCGATTAATTTTGCATATTCAAACGAAGATGTTGCAAGGATGCCACTAACATTCGCATATAGAAAGTGGGTAGAAACCGCGCCAGTTAAATTGAGTGGTGCGGTATCTCCATACGGTAGTCTTGCAAACGCACAGCAGTATTTATCATCAGAAGAATATGGAAATTCTTTTGAAAGATTTATTAATCAAGCCGAATCAAGTAGTCCATTCGGACAGATAGCTTCGGGATTTGCAAAACTAGGTGGGGTGGATGCATCATTAAATTCCGTAGTAAATAACATGAGTAGTATACTAAACGAACCATTTAGTGCAGTACAAGACTTTGGTAACAAGATAACTGCATCATTAAACGAACCATTTAAAGAATTTGGTAATTTACAAAATAGAATTAGTCAATTTAATCCAGTTAGTAGATTACAAAGTCAAGCGAACAATTTTGTCAAGAAAAGATTTGGTGGACTTTTCGGATAAATATAATTATTGAATTGAGGAGTATAGAATGTCTTTACCTATTATTAACCAACCAACATATGAGTTGACTTTACCATCAACAAATAAAACATTAAGATTTAGACCTTTTTTGGTAAAAGAAGAAAAAATTCTTTTAATGGCCCAAGAGGGGGGAGATATCGATGAACAGATTGAATCAGTAAAACAGATAGTAAGAAATTGTATTGTTTCTGATACTAATGTAGATACTATGTCAACATTTGATATTGAATATCTTTTTATTAAAATTCGTAGTAAATCTGTCGGAAATATTATTAATCTAAATTATAAATTTGATAACTGCACAGCAGAGTTAAATGATGATAGTACTGTACCAAGAATTTGCGAAGTACCATTTGAATTAGACTTAGATGAAGTAGTAGTTAAAACCGAAGGAGAGCACAATAACATTATCAACATAACCGACGATGTTGGTGTTGTGATGAAATATCCAGATTTTAAATTATTAAGTAAAATCGCATCAATGAATAATTATGATGAACTAATTGATGTTGTTGGTAATTGTGTAAAAATGATTTTTATGGGAGATGAAACATATGACCCCAGTGAATATAAATCAGAAGAATTGAGAAATTTCTTTGAGAGTTTGAGTCAGGAACAATTTCAAAAAGTTAGTAATTTTTTTGAAACAATGCCACAAACAATGGCAAATGTTCGTATACAATGTAAAAAATGCGGAAAGATGGAAAATATTGAATTAAAAGGTATATCGGATTTTTTCGAATAACTTTATATCATGAAAGTTTGGGGTCTCTCTACCAAACAAATTTTTCTCTTATGCAATATCATAAATATAGTTTAACAGAACTAGAAAATATGATTCCTTGGGAACGTGAAATATATGTATCGTTATTAGTTAACTATTTGCGTGAACAAGAACAGAAACAAAAAGGCTAGAGGATAATATGGAAATGACAGAAAACAGAGATAATAAATATCAAAATTGGATCGATTTGGCAAAGGCCGTCGATTCGTGGAGAATCTTTCCAAGACTTTTTATTACGACATACATTTATTTACTGTATGCAGTAGTAAATTGGTTCATGACATTAGACACACCAAATTTAGAACAATCTGGTTTGGTTAGTATCGTTGTCGGTGCCGGTGCTGCATGGTTTGGATTATATTTGGGTTCAAGTAAAAAGGCTGAATAATGGCAACTTTAGATTCCGTAATAGAAAATATTAATAGTTTTAATAATACAGGACAACTATCACAGGCACTAGAAAGTGTCTCTGATAGTTTAGAAACTGGTACTGGTGTCACTGCACTTGGTGAAATTTCACAACTCATCAAAACACAAGGTGATATGTCTGTTAAGGAATTAAAACGTTCAAGAGAAGATTTAGCATCTCTTAAAGATAAAGTATTAACATCTGATAGAATTGCAGAAAAAGATAGAAGTAATATTCTAACTCTTATTCAAAATCAAGAAGATGTAATTAATCAAAATACTACATTATCAAAAAGAGCTGCAGAGTTTGTCCAAGAAAATATTAAAGAAAAAATACCAGACATTGCTGGTGTTGCAGCAGGGGTACTTTCGGAGAGTCCAGCGGCCGCTCTTGGTGTTAAGTTTATTGGTGATAAAATCCAAGAGAGTAGAGAAAGAAAAAGAAAAGAAAGAGAAGAAAGAGCTGCAAGATTGCAGAGAATTGCAGACGAAGAAGATAGGCATAATAGAGAATTAGAAGTACTACGTGGACAAATAACTAACGAAGAAACTCTTTCTAAAGTCAATATGACTCAACAGGAAGCTGCAGATATTGCAAAACAAAATGGGATGGATTATCAAGATTATATCAATGACTTAAAAAATCAATTGATTGAACAATCCAAACTACAGAAACAACAAAAAGATGTTCAAGAAGCAAAATTAAAAGAAACTGAAGAACTAAAAGATAAATTTGGTTTTGATCAAAGTGGGGCCCCAGTAACAGAAAGTCCTATTGGGCCTGGCAATCCATCTACCCCATCAGAACCACTAGAAACATTATCTGATGGTGGTGGCGAACCATACCTTGCAGAAATTAGAGACTTGTTAAAATTTATGTCAAGTCCAGATACAGTGACTCCATTTGACATAGAAAATAGTAGAGAAGAACGTAGATTTCAAAAAGATTTGGCCGCAAAAGAAGAGGCAGTAATTGAACAATTAGAAATCCAAACTGATTTATTAGAGAAAATTCATAAAGAACAAAATGATGACTTAAAAGAAAATATCATTGCAAACATGGCAGGCAGTATTGGTGGCAAATTAAGTGGTTTTGCCTCTATGATTGGTGGTAGTGTTGCAGGCGCATTAGGACTTGGTGGTCTTGGCGGTGCGTTAGGACTTGGCGGAAAGAGTGCGAAGGCAGGCAAAACTGCAGGCAGGGCTGCAAAGGCAGGAAAACTTGGTAGACTTGCAAAGATAGGTAAGATTGCAAAAACTGGTGGTATTGCGGCACTAGGTGCAACTGCAGCAAGTGCATTAGTTGGTGGTGCTACAAAACTAGGAAAAACTGTAGTTGGTGCTGGTAGTGCATTAATGGGGGGTGTTAAAAGAGTTGCTGGTTCTGTTGGAGAGATGGCAGGAAGGGCGACAACCAATCTTGGTGAATCTATAGGTAAGGTTGCATCATCTGCAACTGGTATTGCAAAAGCAACTCCAGAACCAAAAGCACTCACGAATGTAGCAGATGCAATTACTAAAACTGGGCCTGATATGATTGATGGTAAAATTGCATCCCCCAAAGTTACACCAACCCCCAAAGTTTCTACTCCACCAAAACTACCAAAGGCCGCCGGTGCGTTAGATACTGCGAAAGGTGCATTAAAAAATGTAACTGCACCAGTTGTTAAACTAAAGGATGGTGCGGCCAAATCAGTTGCTGGTGCATTAGATAAAACCATTGCAAAAAAGATTCTTGCATCAAAAGGTGCAAAGTTACTTGCAAAGGCAATCCCAGGCATAGGTATGGCCGCAGGAGGATTATTTGCACTCAACTCATTATTTAAAGGTGACTTTGTTGGTGCAGCTGCGGAAGCGGGAGGAATATTCCTTCCATCTGTTGCAGGGGCCCCATTAGATGCAGGGATTATGGCAAGAGAAACATATAATCAAATGTTTGGTACAGAAGATAATCCATTTCCACTCGAAGGAGATATGATTAAACAACCTGATGTTGCAAAAAGTCGTATGGGTCAACTAAAGGATATGGCATTAGAGGTTATTGGAGTTGGACAGGAAGAACTAGATAAACAAGGAAAAATACAGGCATTGCAAAAAGAAATAACTGATGCCGAAGATAGAATTACAAGGTCTACTGGCGGAGAGAATGTATATTATGGTAGAGATTCCAAAGGAATTGAAAAAGACCAAGCTTCTATTGCTGCAAAACAGGCAGAAATTAATTCTTTATCAGTCTCATCTGGTGAAACATCAACATCCCCAGACTTGAGTGGTGGTTCTGCAACTGAACAAATGAGTATGAATTCTGAAAGAGCCAATTTAAACCAAGAAATGAACAACATGATGCGACAAGAGGCGATAACTAGAAATACACCATCCAATACTGGTGGAACCGCAAATGTTGTTAATGCGCCTCAACAAAATATCAATGCATCAAAGACAACAATTGTACAACAACCGCACGTTAGAAATCCAGACCCATCAATTGGGTTTGCTCAACGTGGATTACAAGGAGCAGTATAAATGAAAAAAATAATTAGTAGATTAACAAAAGAAAAAGAAGCAATTTGTATCATTGCTGGTATTGCAGTATTACTAACACCAACTAGTTTAATTGGTTGGGGGTTAATTCTGTATGGCGCATACAATGTCTTTATGGATAGATGAATAAAGAAGATACAATTAAATTTGTAAAGGTGCATGTATTAAGACATGTAATGAAAACTTTACGTCAGAGAGAAGAAAAAGAAAAGGAGGGATAAACCCTCCTTTTCCACTCTTGCTATGTGTTAGTTTTTTTAGGTGGTGTTACGACCATTCGGACTTATCTGCACCAAGGATATACTAACTTACCTTTTTAGTCCTCTGCAGCAAGTTTTTCAAAGTACGAGAAATCCTCGTCATCATCATCTACTGTGCTACTTACACTTTTTGGTTCCTTCCATGATTTATCTTCAAAAGTAGGAGCCGAAACTTCTGGCATTACTGGTGCAGGAGTCTCTTCGACATAAACATCTCTTTCTGCAGATGTTGTAGTCTGTACAGAACCAAGGACTTTTCCTAAACGATCCTTTAGTGCATCATAAGATTTAAACTTATCTTCGGCAACAAACTCTGCGAGAGAATGTTGTGAGTTGTATATTGTTTCCAATACACTTTCATCTTCCGATAGTCCACTTGTTGAATCGAATTCAGATTTATCGTAGTTCTGATAACCATCTACTCGTCTGATTTTTAGTTTAAAGTTTGCACCATCCCAAAAATCAAATGGGTTTACTGGTTTTTCATCTTCAAACTCAGGACGCATCATGTCTTGAAGTTTATCGAAGATTTTTTTACCAAACTGATAAAGGAAAACTTTTCCTTCATTGTGTGGGTTTGCAGGGTCTTTTACTACGTAAATATTAGAAATGTACTTCAATTTACGTTTACGTTCCCTAACAATATTCTGGTTTGCAGTAGAACCTGTCTGCCACAACTCAGAATTCGCTTCACAGATTGGACATTTCTTGTTGATGGTTGTAAGACAGTTATCTATCAACCACCCGCCAGGGCCCTTAAAACCGTGATTAAATACTCTTACCCATGGCAAATCTTCACCTTGTGGTTGAGGGAGGAAACGAATAACGGCATAACCATTACCAGATTTATCAACTTCTGGTTTCCAAAATCTCTCATCCTTATTAGACGAAGTTTGTTGTGGGTTTGATGTTTTTTCTAATTCTTCTGCAAGTTTAGAAAAGTTAGTACGGTTAGATTTTAATGCTGCGAATGACATATATTTTCTCCTATGTTTGTATACGTTGTATTCGATTGTTTATAGTAAGTCACATTTACATAATGTATGAGTGTACTATATCACTCTTTTATTGATTCGTCAAGCTGTTTTTTTCTTTTTTCTTTGTTTTTTGAAACTTTTTGCCAACCAGTGTTGGTTTTAATGAGAACTTGTTCTGCGTCCTTGACACTATCCTCAATTTTTGTTCCTTTCTCTAACAGTTTTCTTTCTTTTCGCATCTTGAAAGATAACTGCGCGGCGATTAATAATAAGATTGCAAGAGGGTCGAAAACAAATACAATTGCAATTATAACCCATCTCACTGCAGACTCAAGTATATCAGCATCTGCATCACCATACACAAACTCTGCAATGTATTTTACAGGTCCAACTTCGGCCTCTAGTTTTCTATATGATGTTTCTAAATTATACCTTTCTTCAGTCAATGTGTCAATAGATTTTTCCGCATCTATAATATTATTTTCTAGTCTTTGAATTCTTGTAAGTTGAGTTTCACTTAATTCATTAACACCCAATTTATCTCTTAGTCTATCTAAAAGTTCATTACTTTGTGTTAGTTCATTTCTTTCTGCATCTCTTAACTGATTGATTCTTTCTCTTGAAGATGTGACAATTTCACTAACCTTTGACTCTTCTTTTTCTCTGAATTCTTCAACTTTCTTTGCAGTATTTTTACCATAGTTACCATCTACTGCTGCACCGACTAGAGATTGCAAGGCCTCTATGTTTTGGTCTGCAATGTACTGTTTAAGTAAGTCTAAAGTACCAGATGCAGAATTAATAATCTCTTGTTGTTCATCAACTAATGAATTGTAATTTTTACGTACTGTTTCAATTCTAGTTAATTCTTTTTCTATTTGTGCGTTAACTTGTTCGTTTGTGTTAGAACCAGAAGTTTCAATTTTTTCAATTTCTACGAGTGATTTAGTTACAATAGTTTCTTGTCTTACTATGTTGGTAGAAATCTGCTCAATCTTTGCAATATTTTCTCTTGCGGTTGAAGTTTGTTCGATATGTGCGGAAGATAAAAATCCAAAAATACCCATACTGGTAAGCAACATTAGAACGAATACTGCAATTGTCAGATATCCACGCAACCATCTAGGTATATCTTTCCAATGTCTATGTAACCATAGTGCAGTAACAATTTTACCGGCCTCTAAAACTCCACCCATGATGATAATAGGTAACATCGCAGCGGCGAAGATTTTAGATAAACCAATAATACTGTAATATGCTGCAACTCCACTAATAGATAGTGCAACAAATAAAGTTAAAAATTCCATAGTTATCTACCCTTATAGTAGATGACCATACTCCTCGTTGAAATCATCTACCATTACTTTCTTTAAAATATCTTTATAGTAATCTATATTTATATCCAAAAAGGCAGAGTATTTTTGACATTTAAATTTGTATAGGGGCCAATAGGTTGTTTCGTTTATATTCACCTTATCCACAAAACCAAACATCTTATCAAATACTATTAGGGTTTCTAGGGAAATTTCTCCCCTAGATTCCATTTTCATAATAAGTGGATATTCGCCATGTACAGATTTAAATATTTTTGCAAAATTTAAATCTAAATCTACGGCCTTGGTAAGTAGTTCCTTTACATCATTTTCAAATATATAAGATAAACTTTGGATTCTTTTTTTCCATTCCTTGTGTGTATCAAAGGTTTCGTCATCCAATAATTTTCCAGACCACATGAATTCATTTCTGGCGAGTGCGAGACTACCACCAGAAGTTACATCTAGAAACGCTGCAAGTAAAAATTCTTCTAACTCTTTTTTGTTAAATCTTCTAGAAAGTTCTTCAAAAGTTTTTTTATCATCTCTACGTTGAAATGCATCATTACTTACTTTTTGTTTACCTTTATATTTTACATAGTCATACTCACCTTGAAAATGAGATTTCATTGCAATATAAATTTTAAATGCGTCAAATTCATCCATTTTTCTTTGCGATACTATCATAGAGGTAATTTAGTTGCGGTCTTGGGAATCATGTGAAGATTCTCAGCCTCATATTGTATCTTCTCCTTTAATAGTGGTCCAACCAAATTTGAAACTGATTCTATATCCAAATCTTTTTCCTCGCAATATTGCACAATACACTCTATATAACTCATGCCAGATTCTTTTGCAATATTTTCAATATCACCTGTAAACTCTTTACTACTTTTAACTTTCAACACTTATTTGTTCTCCCTATAAAAAATATGTTTACCAATTTTATTTGTTCGATGGAACTTTTTAGACCAAGATGGTTGTACATAATCTGCATGATAGAATGTTGCACCAAAACTTGGGTCGTAAGTTCGATTAGATAGATATTCATTAACTACGTGCCACGAAACTCGCATTGCAAGATCCCAAGCTCGTGCATCATAAATTTTATCAGACTTACCATCACACCACCAACTAAACTGACAACGATGACGGATAGGATAAAATTTACCATTTTGTTTCCAAGATTCTTTTACTGGACCTTGTTTAACGACCCCACAAATATCATTGGGAAAATTGTCTGAAAATACACGATTAAGAGTTACGTATGCAACTGCAACCTGTCCTGTAATAGATTCACTTCTAGATTCATGATATACATTTTCTGCCAAACATCGCAATTCCGAGTTTAACATATTTTCAACATCTTTATATTTTGGAATTTCTGCGTATGATGCTGCGGTACTAACTGTAGTAGTAGCAAATACAGCAAGGGCCAAACCCAATTTAGTAACTACCTGTTTCACTTTATGCCTCTTTAGTGATTCTTTATAGTTACATTATATTAGATTTGACCCATACTGTCAAGTGTTTTATTAATCTTTATTTGAAACAAAAGAATACATTTCTTTTGCTTTATTCATTAACTCGTCCATAGAATATGGTTGGCAAGCCTCTTGAAATTCTTCAGTGGTTGCTTTATTAGCTTCAAACTGCTGGCGCCAGAAATCCATGTTGATATGGTATTGTTGATCCATATAATCTTTTGCCAGTTTAAGCATATCTGCTCTTATTTCAAATGGGTTCTTATTAGACATTATTTCATCCCTTTCACAAAGGCATCACCAGTTGCATTTGCAAAATCACTCATAGATTTTACTGCAACTTTTGTGAATGTTGTTTGGGCTTCAATAAAGGCCTTTAGTGGTGCAGACAAAGTTTCGTCTTTCACTAAAGTGTCAACCATTGTTTTCTTTGTAGTCTGGATATGGTCAATCCAGTAGTTTGTTGTCCAATCATTAATCATGATTCTCTCCTGTGTGTTTGTGTTGTGTAGTTTACATGCATAGATCTTCGTATTTGGTGGTATGAGCTCTATGCTTACTCATATCAAGATTATTTTCAATTCTAAATACAAATGAAAATAATTTATTTAATTTTTCTTTCAAGTTGAACAATTCTTTTCTCCATCAAATCCATTTGATATGCTATGTTAGGATATTTATCTTTCCATTTACTTTCTGTTTGTAAAATCTTGAAATCATATCTTTCAGCGGCCCAGTTATAAACATCTTCAGTTTTCTGAAAAAACCATTTACCTAATCTAGTATCTTCAAACCACTTACTTGTTGCACTACCGATAATACTACCAGCGATGGCCTGTACCAACCAAAACCATATCATCATTTTCTAATCTCCTTATATATTCCTACTGGACATGTTTGCCAATCCCATATCCAATGTCTTTCTGGATACATATTGTAAAATTTACTATCTTCTTTGGTTGATCTATAGTCACATATTCGCACGAACTGTTGTTGTCCGTCCACGTAAATATGAGTCAGGGTTGTGAAGCTCAAGTAGAGTACGATGGTTTTCATTGTATTCTTCTATCATACCTCTCAGTCCATCTATGTGACTGTCTCTTTTGGATGTGAATACTTCTGGTTCAGATTTACCATCAACCGCAGCAATAATAACTAAATTATTAATTGGAATTCCAGTTCTTTCTTCAAACATAACAGAATAACCAGATGCCTGTCTAAAATACTTTTCTAATTTTCCATACTTATCACCAACCATAGTTTGTCTCGAAGTTTTAAAATCAATAATAGATAATTTTCCCATATATTCTGCAACGCAATCAACTGTACCAGCAAGTCGTAAGTGGTCAGAATAAAGACTACATTCTTGACTATACACATTATCTATCGCATTGTCAAGCACTGGTTGCATAATTTTAAATAATTCTAAGTCAGTCGGAATCATTTTAGAAAAATTTAATTCAACATTATTAATATAATCTTCGCACATCTTGTGTACTGATGTACCACGTCGAGCAGCTTGAGAACTTATTTTGTTTGCCTCTTTTTCACCTACACGCTTTCTCCATGCCATAATTCCCTTTGCAGAGAACCACCCAAGTACTGTAGTGATCGATGGATATTTCAATCCATCAGGTGTTTCGTAAAGTCTTTTGCCTTCGATATTTACTGTTTTTAATTTTTCAATTTCAAAGTCAAGTTCTACATGATTAAACATTGTGTTTCCTATATTATTTTACATTTCCCATAATTTGAGATAAGGTTTTACCTCTTGGAATTTTTTTCATGATTGTTTTATATATTTTCTGTTTTAATGCATCACCTTGAATGGCGCCGCCGGGCCCAGATTTTACATCTCGTAAAACTGGTTTTCCTTCTTTCTTAATTGTAATGTATTCAAAATCTTTTACCGTTAGATTACCAGATGAATTCTTAATAGGATTTCCTTTATCATCTGTGTAGAATACTGTGTGATTTTTTCCACCTAGAATCATATGTACTGCACCATCTACTCCACTAGGTAGTCCTCTATCTATGTAATCTAACATAGTTTTAGCGGCGCCTTCATGGGTAGATAATAAAATATCGTCTGGTACAACCCTACTTCTAGATTTATTTTGTTTCACCGCAACTGAATAATCAGTCAATACCCATACAACATGAATATCTTTTGGTTGATATCCGGCATTTAACAGAGATGGAATAACATCAGAAATATGTTTTGTATGTTTCATCGTAACATCGAAAATAATATTGGGTAATCTACCTTGAGACATACCTTTAAGTAACAATTCTAAAGTTTTATCTTTTAAGTTTAGACCTTCCACATGTTTATGTAAAATAAATACATCTTTTGGGTCTCTGAGATTTAATCCTAATAATTCTTGATTTGTTCTTTTGATATCATTGATTTTAAGAATAAGTCTTTTCCACTCATCGACATCTCTAACTTTAAATTTTTCACCTTGCATAAAGTTTGAGATAGCAAAACCTTTACCACTACCGGCACCACCAGCCAAAAAAACTATTTGGTTATACTTTGAACCTTTACCAACAATTACTTGTTTTTCTTCTAGGTATTCTTTTTCTAAAAAATCATGTCTTATATCTTCAAACTGTTTCATTTTTCGTATCCAGTATCTGTTGTATCTTTTGAGCCTTTTCTTGCTCTGTATCTAAATGCAAATCCTTATTAATTACTTTCTCTAATTTGAGAAAGGGAATTCTTTCGTTTGGTACGTATCTCCAAGTAAACCCTTTATCAGAGTATACACCAAAAATACTCTCACGTAAACCTATTTTTACGATTAATGCATCATTACCATCTAAAATAACCTTATCTCCCTCATTAAACGCAGCATTCATTTTGAAAGTTGCACCCTTAACAAATGCATCTACAAAGTTTTTAATCCATGCGGCGATAATTAAAGATAAAAGTATTGCTGCCCAAGGAGCCAAATATGAAGTCATATCACTTGAAAAGTTTGTAATTACTGGATCCATATTCGACTCCTTGGTTAAAGTTAAATTACCCCTTCGACTTCTTCACTTTCTTTTTTCCATTCCTCAATAACTTCGTCCATCTCTGTCAAAACAGGATTTTCCAGACCAAGTTGTCTATCGATTGCGGCGTTTACAAATATATTTATAAAAGAAAAATCATCAACTAATTTATCCATATCTGTGTCTATATTATTATACTCCAAGTAATCTACACATAAATTAATTACATCCATCGATAATTCTTCTGAGTATTTCAGTGTATCTTCATACGCTCCGTAGTTTTTAAATCCTTCTACTGGCGATTTCTGCTTCAGTTGAAAAATATGAGTGGCATCTACTACATTGGTCATGTTAACCTCCTATTATTATAATTATAGACCTTTTTTATCTTTTAAAATAATATAATTTTTAACTAACTCGCTTCTCACAATATCAGATTGATGAAATTCAATAAATGAAAATTCTGGCATGTCTTTAATAATTTCGATAAAATCACTTATACCATTTCTTTCAGAAGACTTACTAAAGTCGGATTGTCTAAAATCTCCACAGAAAATAATTTTACAATTATCTCCAATACGTGTAATGATACTGTCTAGTTCATGAAAATTTAAATTTTGACATTCATCAACTATAATGATTGTATCTTCTAATGTTATACCTCTGATATAGGATGTTGTTAGAAAATTTACGGCATTCTTTTTTCGTAAAATTTCATACGCATCTCCTCTCTGGAATATATTAGTAAAGATTGATTTATATGGTGCTTCGTATACCTCCGTTTTTTGTTCTTCTGTGCCAGGCAAGAAACCAATATCTCTAGTTGGTACTACACTACGCACAATAGTTAAATTCTTATACTGATTTTGTGGGTCTAAAACTTCACTCATTCCAAGGTAACAGGATATAAAAGTTTTTCCTGTACCAGCTAATCCATGCAAAAATAAATTTTTGTCGTTCTCATACGCCGTCCAAACTTTGTCTTGCGTAAATGTTATAGGTGTTATTTCCTGTAAATTAAAATATGGTTCATTAAGTACTGATTTTCTTTTTGCATTTTGTTTAGTTTTATGTCTACCCATGTTTACTCCTTAGTTGGACCACCCATAGTATAAAATATTCAAATGTGGTTATTGAAATTTAGATTCCCTTTTTGCAGCCCCCGGCATCTTTTTAACTTGGTCTAAAACTCCACTTCTAAAGTCAGTTGGCAGTTTCTGTACACCATATGCAACTGGGTCGCCAAGTGTTACTTTTGTAATCGTTTGTTGGATGTGTCCGTTACTACCACAGTCAGGACAATCTTCACTTAATGGTAAATGTCTATTTGACATTGAATTCATTTTTTCAAAAGAATGGTCACATTCTTTACATTGATATGAATATGTTGGCATTATATAACTCCTAAATGTTTTTATAATATAAAATAATATCGTGGTCTGCAATAAGTTTCAGTAGAGGCCTTCTACTGAAAAAACTGTTCCATCTACTTTTCCATCTTGTTTTAAAAATCTTCCATGCTGATGTTAGATGTGTTGTATTATCCATTTCTACATGGATGTATTCTCCCATGTGCGTATAAAGTAAACCAAAAGGTACTGATGGTACAATATCTGCACCATGCACATGTCTGTAAAATTTTGATTTGACTGATTGACAATATTTTTTTGTACCCACTCTTGGTTGTCCAAATGTATATACCTGTCCAATGTACTTTGAGCGTGCGGCAGCAACCGTGGCAAGGGCGCCACCAAGACTATGACCAGTAAAGTATACAATATCACCTTTAGTATAAGTTTCGTCTAGCACTCGTTCTACATCATTCCAGATGTTATCTAATGCACCAGCAAAACCACGATGCACCATTCCTTGTTTTTCTCCCTTAGTGGGGAAAAGATTTAAATCTGCAACAACATCTTTTAATTCAGTTGGTTCTGTACCCCTAAATGCAATAACAATAGATTTACCAGACTTGAATAACATGGCCTCTGTACCATCTACATCAAAGTATGCGAGTTTAGTAACTTTATATGATTTTAAGTGTTGTTTAACTGTTTGCTTATTATCTGACAAATAAGCAAGTGCGGAAAACAAAGACATTTGTTTTGCAATATTTCTGTCATAATTAACAGATTGTGATATACTATTCCATTTTCCGAGCTCGTCAATAAGCTCAATCTTTTTTTCTTTCATTCGTCTACTCCAAGTCCGTATCCCAATAAACATAATCAATCCAAGTTAGGTGCAGTTTTTGGTATTTTTCCTTACTGATACCTCTCATCAAATGGGTGTTTGATGGCACTACTGGTTTATTTATAGGATACATTCCAATCTCTTTGGTGAGTCGATTTCCTTTCTTTGTATTGCACCGCCGACATGCAGTTACAATATTATGCCAAGATGTGTTACCACCACGACTTAATGGTAATACATGATCGAATGTCAAATCTTTTGTTGGAAATTTTGTATTGCAATACTGACATTTAAATCTATCTCTTGCAAAAACATTAAGCCTAGTAAATCTAGGTGTCCTATGAGTTTTTACGTATGATTTAAGTGATATTACTGATGGTACATACATCTTGAAAGACGCACTATGTACAACATGTTCATCATATTCGTGTACAACATTAACTCTTTCAAGCAAGGTAGAAGTAACTGCTTCTTGCCATGTGCAAGTAGATAAGGGCATTGTTGCCAGTGGTCTATAATCCGCATTCAGAACTAAAGTCTGAACATTGTTTGGTATCATGAAAGTTTCCTACACAACCAACTCTATCTAATTTTATTTAGTGGAGTAAAGTTTTCCGAAGTTACGTTTTTGGAAACTCTATAATATTTTCTGCATTGGAAGTGCCATCATTTTTGGTCAAAAGATCAGTCATTAACCTGTCCAGTGAATCTTTAGACATTGTGATATCATTATCACCAAATAAATACTCACTATCAATGGCATTATCAACGTACCCAAGTTCTGCATCTTTTAAAAATTTTATATCTGATTCAATCTGGTCTAAACGTTTACAGATTGCATTTAAAATTGTTAATGCAGTATCTTCGAATGGTGTCATTTTAGAATCCTTTTTGTATTTTGATTAATAAAGTAACATTTTATTCATCATTTGTCAAGCACTATTTTGTTGTTGCTATAAAAACACCATTCCAATCTTCTGGTAAATCCTGAGTTTCCATGTATTCGCACCTTTCTTTCCACATCCTGTAATAACCTTCCATACGTCCATCAAAATGGTCAACCAAACCTTCACACAAATACCCAGCGCGTACAAATTCCTTATTACGATAGTGCTTTAACATTTCATCATGTATTCTACCACTAACTCTATAGTGATTTTTAATATTATCTAATGCGGTGTAAATACTTATACCTATAGTCTTTCCTTTGACTGCAAGATCATCTAACTTCAGATAAAAGAAATCATCTTTTGTTCTATTATAGGTTTCTTCTCCAATTAACAAAACCATACCATATTCTTTACACTTTGATTCTATTCTCGCAGCAGTTGATACAGAATCCCCCAATACGTCATACGAGTGTCTTGCAGTACTTCCCATTTCACCCAAATAACCAAGACCAGTATTAATACCAGCCCCCATACCAACTGGAGGCCTACCTTCACTAGTAATTTTTTCATTGAACTTTTCCACAGCATTTAACATATCAAATGCAGTTTGTACTGCAGTCTTGGCATGGTTTGGATCATCTATAGGGGCATTATGAACATGCATACTTGCATCACCAATATATTTGATAACCATACCTTCACTATCAAGAATTGGTTGTGTGATTGCATCCATATAACCATTCATAATCTTAGTCAAACCTTTTACGTCATCACCAAAAGATTCTCCTAATGGTGTGAAACCACGCAAATCGGAAAAACAAATACTAATCTCTTTTTTCATACCATCTTTGATAAGTGAAGGATTTTCTTGTAACATGCGTACAACTGTGGGAGATGCATAACCGGCAAATTGTTTTTTGATTTCTTGTTTCTCTAAAAATTCACTGATAAACTTTACTGAGTATCTAAAAGTACCTAATAAAAGTAACAAGAATGATATCGTAAGTCCATCAATCAAAAATCCATATTGATTAAAAATGTATACTGTACTGTACATTATACCCACTAATGTAAACGTAAAGAAACATAATCCAATATAAGTCCAGTTTGATAACACAATTAATAACAGTCCAATAACTATCAATGCAGTAATTTCGCCCCAGGCCTTTGCATCTGGGTGTCTTGAAATATTTGAGTCGTTGAATACTGTGCCCAACATGACTGCCTGCATTTCGTGCGGCCATATACCACCTTTTGCAGTAGAGATAGGTTGTGCAATCCCACCAGCACTAACACCAACAAAAACAACACCACCATTAAAATTATCTGGTAAGTTTTCACTACTCACAGAAGTATATCCCTGAGACCAATCAATCCAGATTTCACCAAGGGCGTTTGTCTGAATAGAACCAAATTGTGGAATTCTCAGTTTATCTACGCCGAGGGGGGATAGTTTAATTTGAAATGAAGGATCTCCAGCAATAACTCTTAAAGTCTCCATTGTTACATTTGGATATAAAACTCCACCACTTTCAAACACAAGGGGAGCTCTTCTTGTTACACCATCCAATTCTGGATAAGTGTCAGTTATCCCTGTACCAAGTGCAGTACCTTCAAGTAATTCAATATTAGTTGTGATGCCAGATATACTTGGAATGAGATGCATATACTGACTATTAATAATTCCAGCGCCAGGGTTATATGGTTCATTTTTGTTCTCCTCTGTACCTATCATTGTTAAAATGACAGGATACTCATTTAAAATATAAGATAATTCTTCATCTTCTCCAAATCTATCTTTTTCGCTCATAAGTACATTAAATACAACTAGTCCAGCACCTCTATCGTAAATATCTTGGATAATCTCCCCATAAATACTTCGAGGAAATGGCCATTGTCCATATTCATCAATAGTTGTTTCATCTATATTGACTGTAAAAATATTATTTTGTTGTATTGGTTGACTTGTAATAAGAGTGTCAAAATATCTTAACCTAACACTCTCAACAAAATTTGGATTGACATGATAGATCCATGTCAGACATGCGAGTAGTAAAATACTCCATACAGGTGAAAGTAAAACTTTTTTCATGACAACTTTTTCTTTATATACAATACTACCGCATAAACTGTTAAAAGATACACTGTTGCGATACTAACATCTACAATATGTTCTCTCATATTATATATAAATTCTATTCCTGCCTGAACATCTCCCTGACCACCTACACCAACATTTTCTGTAATATTGATTGTTTTGCCTTCGAACCCGTCAAAGGCGCCATCCTCAATAATAATTTCACAATCGTCACATTCGCCGTCTTGCCAAGGTTCTACTGTTTGATTAATTTCAATGTCATTCATTTTTTCCTCAATTCTGTGTCACATTTACTGTACACCCAGATGAATTAGTGCAATAATTTGTAATAGAGATTGATTTTGATGCTGGGTCTTGGTAACTTGATCCAAGTTGTTGTATATTTGCTGTCACGGGCCCGCCAGCATTTGTTACATTGATAGTTGCTGAGTTATTAAGTGAACGTTGGTAAAGAGTAACATCGTTGTCATCACCTGTCACATAGATACCACCATAGGCTACACCATAACTGTCGCTGTTATGTTTTACTGTATTACCATCACCAGTTATATAAGTCTCACTTTCTTTGTGTCCACCCCAACTACCACCACTACTATTATTGATTAACCGACTCATTACAGTATTTTCATCACCTGTTATTTCTACAATAGTTTCTCTGGTGTTGCCATTGTTTTGTCCGGCCGCATGACTAGTTCGAACTATGTTTTCATTTCCAATCATTGTCACATCTACAACACTGTTATCACTTTTATAACCTCTACTCCACCCTACTGCATTACCATTTAAGTCAATACAATTACTGTCAGCATTAGGTGTGGCACAATAACGAAATTCGTTATCCCGTCCATCTTGAACCACAGTAAGTTCAAGATTGTCGCCAACTTGATTGATATAAATTTCGTTACTATTGGACTTGGATGATATTAATAGTGTTATTACCAACACCAAGCCGATAGTTATATATTGCTTCATCTTGTTGCTCCACGTTTATCGTATACCCATATTCTTGGTTTAATTCTAAATCAATATAATGAGTAATGGATGCATCTTCTCTACTAAACTTCCAATTTGGTTCTTCAACTTCTAATGTTATTCTTGTGGCTGGATCGTATCCAAATACTTTATCTGCAAAAAATTCTTCGTTCTGTTTTTGTAACTCATCTTTAAATAATTCCGCCAATGCTAGGTTCATCGTGTCTAACATATCATGCAACAATTCTTGTAAATATAAGTCAGTATTATTTAGTTCAGTTACCCAGATGTTTTTGATATCGTCTAAAAGTACATCTTCATCCAACCCATCATATTCTAAAAAGTCAATATCTAAAAAATCATAAATTTTTCGCGCCTTGCGTACAATTTCTTCTTCCTCTTCTATATATGGAGATTTCTTTCTAAGAATTAAGAGATTTGTAATATCGGATTCTTCTAAAGGTAATATTAATGGTTTTAACGGTGGGGTCCAAGATTGTTTTACAATAGTTGTTTGATAAGATTGATTCATTATAACAATACCATTATCATTTTCTACAGTAATTTCACCAGTAACACAATATCCACTTATATCACAACTAGGCAGTAATGTAACCATTGTGCCACCAATTTCATCTACAACCATTACAAAATCCGTGCCACGCACATTAATCTTTGCACTAGGAGTTCTTATGTTTACACGCTGTCTACTATTCTTTGCAATTTGACCACTTGCGTATCTAACTGTACCCAGAGTTGCCCTTAAACCCAATCTACCAGTACGAGTATTTGGATCATAAACAAAATCATCGATCAACAATCTTGCATGTTCTGTAATATCTACTCTAGTTTCATCAACAAAATCGATTCTCATTCTACCCTTGGCAGTAACAGCAGTATCCATAGGCATAACACCTACGCCCCTGCCACCATCAATAACTTGATTATCTCTTTCTAACACTCCACTACCACTAAACTTACCTATTTCACCGGCACTACCAAACGCATAAGTTGGTATCAACAATAATAGACTTATTATCCTAAACACATTAGTCTCTCTGGATAATATCTACTTCGGCATTATCACCCACAAATGTTGCATCAACTTTTGTATCATAAATTCCACTTTGGTTTATACTAAACCAACCGCCACCACCAGTAATACTTAATGTAACACTATGTCCGGCACTATCACCGGCACCAGATTGGTCAATCTTTACATAATTGCCAGGAGCTTCAGTAGCTAATCCAGAATGACCGTCAGAAACTGTACCACTTGCAAGTGAATTTTCATTGTTTATTGTCACAGTAATATCTGCGGCCTTACCATCCTGATCAACATCAATGACGTTTCCATCACCAGTAATGGTAAATACGGCAACTAGGTCTTCCGCATCGCCGGTTTCACCAATTCTGAACAGAAATTTGTTATCATCTCCAGTTGTCGCAATATTCAATGTGACATCTTCACAATTTGTACCAGAAGTATCATCACACGTCAGATCCACAGTATTGTCATCACCAGTAAATACCCACGTACCAGTGTAACTATTACCTTTTATCAGTGCATCAATTTCATTAAAATTACCTGTTTGAGTAATTGAGAATGTCATATCATCACCATCTAAAAGAACATCTGTTGTAGAGTCACCAAACTCATTGTCCTGACCATCTTGCGTAATAGCTAAATCTAAATTATCACCAGATTGTGTAATATAGATATCATTAGCAAATACTGGAAACGAAAAGAATATCAATGGAATTATATATTTCCACATATCTTATTTCTCCTTAATAAATTATTTGAATTTCCATAATTTTTTATCAACACCTTCATAAACCAATTCTATAATTCCCTGCTCTATCGCAGCTCTTACTGCATAATTTACAGGTTCGTTTACTGAAAAACCAGATTCTGTTTCTACGAGTTTTGTACCTAAATCCAAAAACTTAAAAACATCTGCGCCGGTTCTATAACTTGCAATAGATTTTTCTGTTGCAATACTCATTAAGACCTTACCAGTGTTAACGCTAACTAATCTCATTACGACAGTAACTGTATCTATTCTATATTCTGTTTGTGCGCCGATGCCAAGATATCTTCCACCAACACCACCTACAGCCGTATTACTGTCATAACCAACTACACCACCTTCTAAAATCAAACCCGCAAAAATCATAGGTTTTAATTTTATGGGTCCGTTTGGTAAATCCTTTTCGTATACCTCTCTTGTATTTCTAATAAGTTGTCTTTCTTTAATAAGGTTGTCCATACCAACTCTTTCAACAACCTCAAACCATTCACCCTGTCCAACATCCTGTAGGGCCTTTATAACCCAAACCTCCGAACCTTGTGTTACGGCCGAACTTAGATTTGCAATACCATCTGATGGTTTTCTCTGTCCAGTTTTATCCAAAAACTGATAGACTGCAATAGTAATTTTATCACCATCTATTGGTGGTACTGCTGCCAATCGTTCTTTGATAGGACTCTCCTGTGATACTGGAGAATCGTCCAAACTATTCAGAACATCAAGAGATTGCATTACTGCACATCCGCCTAAAAAATTCATAAAAAATATTATAAAAAATATTCTCATTTAAAATCCAAATTCTCCACTGCCTGGCACAGTAATTTCTGTAACAGTACCATCATCACCAACAATAGTTAGTGTGATTTCACCAGTAGTTTCATCTCTAATCCAACTAATAGTTGAACCTTCAATCGATGCTGTACCTGTATTTGAACAAGTATCAGTACAATCTGCAAACATCGAATCTACCATCTGTTTAGAAAGTTGTGCGTAAATTCTAGATTCAATGTTACGAATAAATTTATTTAGAGTTGTATTATTCAATTCTCTTTCTATTCGTGCGGCCTCAGATTCTGCATCTTTTCGAAGTTCTTCTTTTCTATTATGTTGCAACTGTTCAACACTCAGTACATGAGTAGAATATCCATTACCATAATGAAATGCAGGGTTCTTAAATCCCCATGTCATTTCAGAACCATATACTGGAAATGTTAATAATAATATCACTAATATAAAAAAGATTTTCATAATTATTCCTACTTATCTTTATTCTTTAAAAACTCATCTATTTCTTCTTCAGTTGGTATTTTTTGTTCTTTAGATTGTAAAATCATATTTAATTTTGTATTTAGTCTAATTAAATCATTATCCATCATTCTTATGCGATCAATTAATGCAATCAAAGTCATATGAGATTCTTCGATTACAGGGTCGACTTCCTTAGTAACCCAATTCCAAATATAAAATATGAAATATCCTAGTCCTACCGCAGCGATTATTGGAAATCCATACTGCGATACTAAATCACCTAAATTTTGATCTGGCATTATTCTGACTCAGACAAATCTTCTGGATTACATCTCATCAACCAACCATGTTCATTTACAACAAACTTATCGCCGGGCTTATAAAGGTGATACTCCTTTACAGAATTTCCATCCTTATCCATTCCCATCACTTCGCCTGGCCAATCACCTTTGACTGTAAAATTATTGCCGGCCTGCTCAATACTATATTCAACCCATAACATTTTCAGCACCAATTTTTTCAAAGTACCCATTTGGGCCAACTCTATAAACATCACCGATTTGTAATTCAACATCATCAATGATAAAAAATTTATCATCTGGATTTTTATTTGTCAAAATGCGAAAACCATTTTGAAATTTCATTAGTAGTAAATCTTTCCACAACATATTTAGTCCTTTCTAGCATCTTTTTGTCCATCTGCCCTTGCAATTCTATTTAAATCTGCAGGGAGCATTGGAATATTAAATGAACGGCACATTAATATATCTATTCTCAAAAGTTCATTATTCATCGTTTTCACTCTATTATCAAGAGACTTTACGAATCCTCTTTGGGTACGGATATCATCTAAGACTCCGGCCAATATGAATTTCAATGTTAGGAACACAAAAAATCCACCCGCCAAAGCGGATGCAATTGGAAACCCCACATCACTGACCAAATCTAAAATATCCATAATAGTTTATCCTCAAAACTATTTATAAAAATCAAAGAATTTACTTTATTATCCTTGGGCCGACATGATAAGAAACACAATTAATGCCAATATTCCTGATAGACAAAGTATTAAAAATATAATTAATAGAAATTCAAAAAACTTTTTACGTCTTTCCATTTGTTTATAAATGGTTTCTTCTCTTTCTTTTCGAATATTTCTACGCAACTCTACCATTTCTTTCCACGTACCATAACCAAAACGGTTATTCAGTAGTGCCTGTAGGTCTGCCTCTTGTTCTGCGAGTTTCTTTTTATGAATAATTATCTGGAGGGCCTCTTCTTCGACAGAACCAGAAGAAAAAAGTTTAGTAAATAGTGGGGGATTTTTTCTTTGACTCTCTGCTCGAGTCAAATCTGCTGCAGCACCATACCAACGACCAAGATGACCGGCGACTTCTTCCAAGTCTCTTCCGGCCGATACTAATTTACGTATACCATTGTATGCTGTAGTTGCAGCAGTTATTGCTGTTATGGGGTCAATCATTATTATACCTTTTACTTTACACCGTAAATATAAGAAATTTACGTTACATAGTAAATAATGATCTAAGGTTTCAATTCACATTACAAAGTATTTATAATATTTTAAAAAACTCTACCACTTTCAGTCTCATTAATTAATCTACTCCATATCTTTAATTTGTTTCGTTTATGTTCTTCACGAATTTCCACTTCGTTCCAACTAAACATATCCCATTCGTGGGCAAGATTAATCATCGTCATAACATCTCCAAGTTCATCTTGGAATTTTTTTCTGTCGTATTCACCTTTACGAATACATTTGGAACATTCTTGAATTAATTCGGCACATTCTTCCATAAGAATTACCAAAAGTTCATCTCTAGGGTCTTTGAACTGTTTAATACTCATTTTAGCGACAAATCCATCTTTACTAAAACCATAGTACCATCTACCTCTACGGCCACATATGTATCAGATTGTTGTACACCTAATTGTTTAAAAGTTTGGTTTCCAGAAACTGTTAATCTGATGTTTGCATCGTCATCAGTTATCCAAGATGTTGTTGTGTTTACTCTATGCATAATATAATCCTATTAATTGGTCGGAGTTAGAGGATTCGAACCTCTGACCCTCTGCTCCCAAAGCAGATGCGCTACCAGACTGCGCCAAACTCCGTTTTATTTTAGTTTTCAGAAACTACTTTAATCATTTCATCAAAAAATTTAAAGTAAAGATTGTCTCCAAGAATATCCATCCAACCATCAATGCACAAATCTGCATCGATAAAGTTCCAATTGAAAGAACCGTTGTTGTTGATATTTTCTGGATTGTTTGCAGCAACTTCGAACGCATTTTCAAAACCTACCGCAACTTCTGATGATACATAATTCATAAGTGATTCCTTTTTTTCTAACTACCCTTATAACATATCTGATTCGATACTGATTGTCAAGCGAATAATTAATGTGTAGGTGGGATTTAGGAATACCCACAATTCCAGAATGATACATCCTCTATCAAACTATCTGAAAAGCCTCATATCAAACTAGTTAGGTCTGAAATCTAGCACTCCCTGTCTCCAGAGTCTACAAGTGTCACTACAACTATGAGCCAAGTTAGGGGCTGTATTACCCCCATTTCCTTGCACTACAATCCCTACTCCGTCGAGTTTGGATTTTTTAAACTTACTTGTGAAGTATATCACATTTTATATATTGTGTCAAGTCTTTTTTAAATTTTAATTAAACCATCCATATGTTAAACACCATAATTCCAAATAAATTTTATGGACACCAAAAACGACTATTGGCATTAAAGGTATCGATAAGAGCCAAAATAATGGATCTGTTAATATATCTTTCATTTCTTTCCTTGGTTAACTTGAACACAAATTCCCTGTGTATCTATGGGAAAGTGTCCATTTGGATTTCTCCCAATTTCTTCTGCAAGACTTTCTCTTGCCATAAAACAATCATACATGTTTGAAAATTCCCAATAACCTTCTACTCTAGGTTGCTTAACATTGTCTTCTGGGGTCAGACTAAACACTATGAAAACTAAAACCCATTTCATTTATCTTTCCTTAGTGACCAACTAGCTGGTGATAATTCTTCCCAAATAAGTGTATCGCCATCATCCCAACCCATTTGATTCAAGAGGTCAACTGGCAATGGAAGAATTAAATCTTCTCCATCTTGTTCTATCTTAACAGTAAAACTATCTTTACGATTTACGGCATCATAGTTGGGATAACCTTTTTCAAATACTGGATTGTTCATTTTCTATTCTTTTCATAATTTCATCTCTACGTTTATCTGTCATTTTTGTCCATAACATAATTTCTTCCTGACTTCTACCACAACCAACACATTCCATATGTGTGTGTTTATTCACTAGGTGACATAATTTTATGCATGGACTTTTTAGTTTTTTCATTTTATGGTGCCCGCAGCTGGACTTGAACCAGCACAGCGATATCGCCGACAGATTTTAAGTCTGTTGTGTCTACCTATTCCACCATGCGGGCATATTATTTTAATCTGTAATGTACGTAGTATTTACGTATACTCTAATTGTATTACCCATTGGTAGAGTTGTTGGATGTATTGTAATCATTGTACCATTGACATCAGCAGTCACGATATAGTGACTAATTTTTTCAATAGTGTTATATGTATATTGGGTATAACATGATTGAATTGGACGATATCCTGAGATAACTCTTTGATTACCTCTATCCCCTGCAATAACTCCACCAATGATCGCACCGGCGGCTGCACCTTGGTCATTACCTGTGGCACCTTTACCTAGTAATCCGCCAATAATCATACCCTGAAGTACATTCGCACCACCATTACCACCTACATTTCCATAAATTGGAGCTTGAGTAGTATTACACACTCTCTCTGGCACTTTCTCCATAAAAGATGTATAAACTGGTGACGAACTAAGAATACGTGCATCAACGTATTCCCCTGCATTTACAGGAGTAGTTGCAAATAGGGCGAGACCAACAAAGGTTGACTTCAAAAACGATTTCATTTTTTTCTCCACGTTCATTATGTATATACTATAACAGAAGTATATGTATTTGTCAATACATTTTAAATTTTCATAATATAAAAAATTGCATAATATGGTGGTCGGTTTTCATGGCCATTTCCACCACCAGCGGAACCAGTAGTACCACTAAAGTTGTGTTGATGGTCTCCAATATGTCCTGTCTGTCCAGTAATTGTATGAGTATGTGCCCCTGCAGGTCTAATAGTATCTTGCCAATCTTCTAGTAATCTTTCTGCATCATCACTAAATGCACCAACACCATCTTTCTGACTACCATAATTTCCACGATCATTTGCATAAATTTGGTGTATGTGTTGACCTGCTTGATCTGTTTTTAATGTACCAGCTGTATGAGAATGTCCACCGCCGGGCCCGGCACTTAATCCACTACCATCGTGAGTATGATTTGGCATCTGGGCATCTGTTAAAGTGACTGATGCAGATCCACCAGTAGTATTTACTGCATAACTATCCCCTGCCCCTACAACAAATCTATTTCTCAAATCTGGAGTACCGTTTGCACCATTACATAAGGCCCAACCAGTAGGAATATTAATTTCGGAACCATGCCACATAATGATAGAACCGGCCGGCATTAAATTATTTGCAAAGTTAGTAATAGATTCTGTATCTAGATTAGTAACATGTCCTTCACCATCTAATGTAACACCTTGTACAACCACACTAGAAACACTACTTGCATTAGATGTATTTGCATGAGAAATTGTAAGAGTACCAGCAGTATCATTATATGCAGTATTAATACCATTACCACCAGAGATTAATGCATTAACTCTATCATCAACTCTTTCATTTGTATGATATAAATTACTACCCTCTGTTAAGTCAGAAGTACTCTTTGATGCAAGGTCACTATTGAAATCAGAAGAACTATAACTGGTAACACTAATTACACCAGTACTTGAATCATACGTAACATCACCACCAGCTGAAATTGCAGCACGTACTCTTGCCGCTGTGTGATACTGATTGGTACTACCTTCTGTTAGATTGTCAGTAGTTGCATTATTAGAATCGTAAACTTCGGAAATAATAGTTGATAACAAATCTGCACCAACATTTTTAGTGAGTAAAGTAATTTCTGGTGGCGTTACACCTTGATTAAAATATGCAACATCAAACCAATCGTCATCAGTTGCATTACGCATCTTTAAAATATGATTTGTTGTATCATACCACCACATATGTGCAAATGTATTTGGTGGTGTTGATGGATTTGCATTATTAGAAACAATTGCCTGCAAGGCATCATTTATTTCTAATCTAAGATCGCTTGCAGTTTGATCCGATAGGACATAATCACTTACTGCCATGTTCGTTTCCTCTGTATGATAAGTTTAATACTATTTATACAAAAAAGAGGGGCTAACCATGGCCCCTCGCGTGTTTATTTAGTAACAACCCTATTAATGTATTAATGTATTAGAATGAGAACGATGCACCAATACTAATATCACCAACACCCCAATCTTTATCTGTGGTAGTTTTTCCATATACTTCCATGCCGGATACACTGGCAATTGGTGCAGTAATTTCATATTGCATAGATGTAAATTCAATATCTTCTAAATCGATAACATTTGGTCCGACTTCGAATGATGCAACACCTAAATCCCATGTGAAATCTGCTTCATATGTGATGGCATTGGTTTCTGTTTCTAAGTTTCTTTCTGCGGTAAATTCATTATTAAATGACATTCCATTTCCAAGATCAATCGCAGATGCTGTGCCTGCTGTGGCCAAGATTAAAGCTGCAGCTGTTAATACGTTTTTCATTATAGTTCTTTCTAATTAGAGTTAAAGTACGACTACTTCTGTTGCCAAGTGAGCCGCCAACTCCGTTAGAATCAAGCTGCGATAGCCATCTCTACAGGTGCAAAATTATCGTTTGCATTTATTATTGTTGACCGAATAACGTAGGTCATCACGGCAATCTACTCTCATCTCTACACACCTGTCGATCCTAGTTCGCCCCCATCATAAATGCACTAACTTCGACCGCCACTTACGGGCCATCTATGTTCTGCAAAACTTCCTGTTGCAGCAGGACATAGTGCATTTATGGTGGAGGCGTTGGGTACTGCCCCCAAGTCCAGTATGTATGTTGAATCGTATCAACGACTACAAATATATTTATACACTATACTCTGTAAAATGTCAATACATTTCTATATGAAATATAGTGTGTTGTATTTTAGTCACTCCAACCATTTCTACTAAGTGCGAATGCACCATAACCAAACATAAACAAACCACCAATGGAGCCAATTGCAGTTTGCCATAATGGAATCGGTTCAATATCTACTCCCGACATAATAAGTTCCATTGTGTAATCATCATTACCAACAAAACCCAACATAATAAACAATCCACTAAAGCAGATAATTCCATTGATTATATTTTTCATAATACGTTATCCTTCCAAAGTTCTACGGTGTATTTGTCTTGTAACCTGTATGCCTCTTTTTCCCAAGGTTGATCCATGTAAGTAACATCTTGACAATTTCTACCTTTCCAATATTGGACGGCATTTACATCAACTAATTCCTTACGTGCATATTGTTTGACATGTATCATTTCATGAATAACAGTACAAACTAAATCATAAAGAGTTAAATTTCTCTCTATCTCCAATTCGAACTCATTACCATCAAGGTGCAAACAACAACCTTCGATACCTTGTTTTTTACAATCTTTTAATTGAATTTGGATATCTAACGTTCTAAACCGTTTCATATGGTTTCTAATAAACCACCCAACAGTCTTTCCGACAACATCTCTCTGAGACTTCAAACCACCAGTGACTTCTACGTAGTTCATAACAAACTCCTATCAATCAAAATATACACATATTATACGATATTGATTGATAGGAGTCAAGCATTCTTTGAAAAAAGAACTCTTTGTAAATCAATGACTTACAAATTATTTTACTTTTTATTTACTGGAGTGTACTGATTTTCTACGTCAAAGGGCTCAGTTTCTAGTATTTTCTTTGCCCTCTTTAATTCATATTGATGATAAGGGTCAGGACTATCTTCCTTGAACCTTTTCATTACACCTTTAGCGCGATTTCTTTCATAATATGAATACATTCCAAACGAATCTGCCTCTACAGGATTGTCCGGCCAATCTGACACTTAGACAATCAGTTCGAAATGTGGGCCATCAATAAATGGTCTACGTCCTTGTGAACGGCGTAAATCAACATATGCATTCATTGCATCTTCTGCAGTACCACTATAAGAACGAATATCACCTTCTGACCATGCAGCACCCCATTTGACTGCAACACCATGTTCTTCGGCGGCCTGTTTGAATGCATCACAGATATCATCATATACATTGATTTCCCAGATAACTTCTGATCCATCATAGGCGACAACATCTACTGCGTGAGAATACCCACTATCTTGAATTAAATGTTTAGATTTCATAGTCTGAGAACGTCCAGATGCAACCAATCTTTTCTGTTCTTCTAGTTCACGTACTCCATAGGTCACACCAAAATCAACTTTGGTCAATTCAATAGCACGTTCAACGACTGCGACCATATCTGGATGGACGCCTTCTAATTTACCTTTTGATCTATTTGAAAGTTTAAAAGCCATTATAATATCCTCATTAAGCTCTGTGGCATGTTACCACAACATTATTTAGTAATCAATATTTTACCCACTTACATAAGTGTCTTTGGGTCTAAACCACACTTTCTGGTGGTGTATTTTTGCCAACAACTCAGTAACTTTTCGTTTATTATTGTTGTCTAATTCATTCTGGTAATGACGTAGAGCCTTTTCAATATACTCTACGTCACTTACTGTTAGTTTGAATTTTTCATTTGGTTTATTCATACTATTATTTATATTGTTGGATCATATTGTTCGCCATTGTAGCCAGGGTAACTCTGACCATCATGCACACCAGAGTTACATCCTACAACAACAACAAGTAAAAATAATATAGACCACAACGTTACTCTTTTACTCCAAACCATAAATGCATCAAAAGTTTTTTCTGCCTCTTGTTGTGCCTGTTCTCTAGGAGTCATAAGATATTCCGAAACATGGTATCCAACTCTTATTACAATACTGGGCGTAATCTTCCAACCCAACCATTGCCATAAGTGCCAAGATTGGTACACCAACAATCATGAATGCGATAACTGCAAAGGCCTTACCCAAATCTTTAGTTGTACAATAATTAGTTTGTTCACTCATTATCAGTTACCCCCATAGTTTGTAAGTATGCAATAATATCGGCACGCTTCTGTTCTTTCTTTTCTTTAAAGTTCATTTTAGTACCCTTAACTAATTTCTTCGAATTAGTCAACCAAGCATCCATCAATTCTGGTGTCCACTCTGGATTTTCTTCTGCCCACGCAAGAAACTTTTTACTATATCTAAAGTCTGCCTGTGCAGTACCTCTTTGCATGATATTCCAGAGATTAGGTCCAGTTTTATTCTTTCCGCCTTCGTCAATACTGTGACATGAGGCACATTTCTTAAAACCCTTTTTACCTTTGTCTGGATTACCTTCCGCCGATGCGGTTGCGACATATAACATACTTACTAAAAAACCTACAATAAAAGTCCAAATTAAAGCTTTATTCATTTTCATTCCTTCTCAATTATTTTGGATTTTCCCTATTTCCAACATACATTTCTTGGCTTCCTCGTGCATACCCATTCTTGCGAGCTCCGCTGCCGCTCTCGCATAACCAACTGTCTGCGTATAACGATCTAGTGAAGACCACAATCCAGATAACGGTGAAAAGACATAGTTTGCTACTAAAGTTGTCATTAGACCCACCCCTTCAAGTTACCATTTGAATATGTGTACACTCTTTCTTTTGCTTTATTTTCTTCGACAATATCTCTATAATGAGATTGTGCGACATATTTAATTTCTCCGCGACTAAGACCAATATCATTTAATTCATAATCGGTTAGTCTAGAGAGTTCTCTGATAGTTTGTTTTCTTGCTACTGATGCTTCATGACGAGATTGCCATGAACCATATAAGTTGATTAATACCCCTAACATTTGCGTTTCCTTTCGTGTGATAAATGTGTGTATCATTACGTGAATATATAGTGCAAAAGTATATTTAAGTCAAGGGTTCTGACGGGTTTTTCATATAGAATTTTTGCATTCCCGCCATGCAAAAAATGCATTATTATTTTGTTTCAAATACTCCATTATATTGATTATTAACTAACACAAAAGTTGTACATTTCGAAAGTTGTTTAAGACTCCCTGCACCCACGTAAGTACAAGTACTTCTAATGCCCCCTAGAATATCTTGGATTGTCTTTGCCACCTCTCCACGATATGGTACTAAGACTTCTCTACCTTCAGACGAACGATATTCTTTAAGTCCACCAAAGTGTTTATCATTTGCAGCCTTACTGCTCATACCATAGAACTGCACAAACTGTTTTTCTTCTATTGCCGAAACGTGATCTCCATTATCATGTATATCAACTTCATCTGATTTGTAATATTTCTTTATTACTTCACCACCACCTTCATCGTGTCCGGCAAGCATACCACCCAACATTACAAAGTCAGCACCACCAGCGAATGCCTTCGCTACATCACCAGAGCATGTACACCCACCATCAGCAATGATATGCCCACCAAGACCATGGGCAGCATCAGCGCATTCAATAACTGCCGAGAGTTGGGGATAACCGACTCCAGTTTTGATACGAGTAGTACAAACACTGCCAGGCCCAATACCCACTTTAACAATATCGGCTCCATTTAAAATTAACTCCTGTGTTTGATCTGCAGTAACAACATTCCCTGCAATGATTACAATATTAGGATACAACATTCTAAACTGTTTTATAAAGTCTACAAACCGTTCTGTATATCCATTTGCAACATCAATACAAACATATTTTAGATTATATCCAACTTGTTCGTAGACCATGCGAAACTTATCATGATCCGCATCAGAAATACCAATAGACATTGCAACATATTCTCTGCGCTCAAGATATTCTTCTGTATCGAAATAATCCACTAGTTGATTTACTGTGTAGGTTTTGACTAAACAGGTCATAATCTGACCTGTTGCAAGCATATCAGCCATTTCAAATGTACCGACACCATCCATATTTGCAGCAATGATAGGTACACCAGAAAAATCTGAATCACATATATCATCGAAATTATAGTTTACAAATTGGTATTCTCTATTCAGAGATACGCACTTGCGACTTGACAGTGTAGAACGTTTCGGACGAATTAATACGTCACTATAATCTAATTTGGTTTCCTGTTCGATTCTCATTAGATACGTTCCGACTCATTGCCTTCAAAGTTAAATGAAATTTGAGATTCATCTATTGAAACTGATTCAGATGGATGATAATGCCAATCATCTGGATTATATGCATATGAATGTGAAATTGATGTTGGATCTTCAATTGTCGGTTCTTCATAGATAATGGAACCTTCTTCAACCCAAGTAAATCCACTTGCATAAAGAAATGCCTGAAATCTTTCTAGTATTTCATTCATATCTGCATGTTCGTTTGAAACACTGACTGAAACATCACCGTCATCATCATATTTTGTAAAAGTATACATAAGTTCTCCTTTGAGTAATTACACATTTAAGAACTAATATACTACATATGATTGTTTATGTCAATAGATTTATTTCCAACGACCAATATTTTTCCAACATTCATCTACCAACATTGAATAGTGTGGATTTAATTGATAGAGTAAACTACAAACGCCATATAAACACCAACATCCACCAAGATTATTCAGAAAGTGACCAATCTTTATAAGCCTTGGTTTGTAATGTTGATATGCAATTGTTGCGTCTTGCATATTGGAGAAACTTTTTTGTTCTATTTGGTGTAAGATATTTACAATAGTAAGATATGAATCAGTGATTTCATATTCATCAGTAAATTCGGTAGGTTTATCTTTAAAGAAAGTAACAGTTACAATCCAATGTGTAGTAACACCACCTGTTTCTTTTTCTTTTATTTTACGTAATACTTCTACGTCTGGAGTTTCTTGCAATTCCAATTGCGAATCATTCATAATCTTTTCTAGGTCAAATTGCATTAATCGCCAACTCTGAGTAATTTAATAGATTGTGTTGTGGTTGTAGAACCCCCCAACGTAAACTCAATATTCCAATTCCCACCACGGACGGAAAAGATTTGAGAATTTGGATTTGTAAATTCTGTATAATCAAATGTATGAGAAGTTGTAAAAGTTTCATTTACAGTAGTTGCCCCAGAACGAAAACCAAAATCAACACTGTTTACTTGCAGCTGAGTGTTTGCAACGTTAGGACTAATCTTAAACGTCATACTCGCAATCAGGTCATCCGATGTACCAGTTTCGTTCATATTATCTGGCATCATAGTCCACTGGCCCGGCGCCAATCCACCAGTATATGAATATGTTGACCCATGAGAAATTCGAAAGACAACCCACTGTTTAATAAATGTGTGTGGAGCGGGTGCAATCCATGCATAGTCTGTACCAGACCAACTTAAAATATTTCCTGCCGTCACACTACTATTATTTAAATGTGTATCTACAGCACTATCCGAATAAACATTATTATCTACATAGGTTGTTGTTGCATATGCAGATAAATCAATATTACCAACTGCAGTACTCACGTAAGACTTTGATGCATAATCTTCAGCCTCCAATGCAGTCTGAGTCACATATCCAGAAAAATCAATATTTGAAATTGCATTTGTTACATATGTCTCAGACGCAAGGCCTGTGATATCTGGAATTGTTGGTTTGTTGGTCAGATCATCATAGTCTCCACTAAACACGTCTGGAAGATTATCAATCTGTGTTTGTAATCCAGCAAGAGATGTGGTCATCGTTCCTGCAAAATCTGCATCATCTCCAAGTGAAGCTGCAATCTCATTCAGTGTGTTTAGTGTATCTGGTGCAGAGTCCATCAAATCCGCAATTGCAACATCCAAATCAGTAACTGTCACAAAACCACCACCAGTTGTTGGTTGTTCAACAAATGAGTTACCGGCTGCATTATATCGCAAATAAGACCCATCCG